TGTGTATCGGCGTGGAAGAAGGACCCCCTTGGAGGGGTGATCGGCGTCCAAAAGGGACCCCTCTGTTGAGTGGGTTCACGTTGGCTCCCGGAGTTGCCGGGGGTCATGGTTGGGATGCTGGTGGTGGAGACGATTGCGAAGATCCGTCGGCTGCATTTGGGTCAGGGTTTGCCGATCAAGGCGATCTGCCGGCAGCTTGGTCTGTCGCGGAAGGTGGTGCGAAAAGTCCTGCGCTCGGGCGCGACGGAGTTCCGCTACGAACGAGCCGAGCAGCCGCAGCCCAGGCTTGGCGCGTGGCGCGATGAGCTTGACCGGCTGCTGGCGGAGAATGCGGGTCGGGCGAGCCGTGAACGGCTGACGCTGATGCGCGTGTTCGAGGATTTGCGCGGCCTCGGCTATGGCGGCGGCTACGACACGGTGCGGCGATACGCGCGCGGCTGGCAGCGATCTCAGTCGGAGGTTTCGACGGCGGCGTTTGTGCCGCTGAGCTTTGCGCCAGGCGAGGCGTACCAGTTTGACTGGAGCCACGAGGTCGTGGTGATGGCGGGTGCGACGATGACGGTGAAGGTCGCGCATGTCCGTCTGTGCCACAGCCGGATGATGTTTGTGCGCGCCTATCCGCGCGAGAGCCAGGAGATGGTTTTCGACGCGCACGACAGGGCCTTTGCGTTCTTTCGCGGCGCCTGCACGCGCGGGATCTACGACAACATGAAAACCGCGGTGGAGGCGATCTTGGTGGGTCGCGAGCGCAGCTACAACCGTCGTTTCCTGCAGATGTGCAGCCACTACCTGGTCGAGCCGGTGGCGTGCACGCCCGCGTCTGGTTGGGAGAAAGGGCAGGTCGAGAACCAGGTCGGGGTGGTGCGCGAGAGGTTTTTCTCGCCACGGCTGCGGGTGGCGAATTTCGACGAGCTGAACGCGCTGCTGCTCGACCGCTGCGTTGCCTATGCGCGGGCGCATCCGCATCCCGAACGGCGCGATCGGACGGTGTGGGAGATGTTCGAGGCGGAACGGCCGGCCCTGGTGCGCTATGCGGGCCGGTTCGACGGGTTCCACGCGGGGCCTGCGGCAGTTTCCAAGACCTGCCTGGTGCGGTTCGACGGCAACAAATACTCGGTGTCGGCGAGCGCGGTCGGCAAGCCTGTCGAGGTGCGCGCCTATGCTGATCGGATCGAGTTGCGCCAGGACGGGCGCGTGGTCGGCGAACACCGCCGTGTGTTTGGCCGCGGTCAGATGGTGTTCGACCCCTGGCACTATGTCCCGGTGCTGGCGCGCAAACCCGGCGCGTGGCGCAACGGCGCGCCGTTCAAGGATTGGGTGCTGCCCGGCGCGCTGGAGCGCGTGCGCCGCAAGCTGGCCGGTGTCGGCGATGGCGACCGGCAGATGGTGGACATTCTGACCGCGGTGCTGAGCGATGGCCTGCCGGCGGTGGAGGCGGCCTGCGCGGAGGCGCTGCGCGAGGGCGTCCATTCGGCGGATGTGGTGCTGAACATCCTGGCGCGCCAGCGCGAGCCGCCGGCGGCGGTGACGATCCTGACGCCCGAGGCGCTGCGGCTGCGGCACGAGCCCGTTGCCGACTGCGCCCGCTATGACAGCCTGAGGAGCAGTGCGTGATGGAGCGGTCCGAGATCCTCGCTCATATGGGCGATCTGAAATTGTATGGCATGAAGACGGCGTTCGACCAGATCGTCGGCGCGGCGGTGAAGCGCCAGCATGAGCCGCAGCGAGTGATCGGTGATTTCGTCGCGGCCGAGATCGCCGAGAAGCAGGCGCGTTCGATCAAGTACCAGATCACGCTGGCGAAGCTGCCGTTGGCCAAGGATGTCGAGGAGTTCCGGTTCGAGGGTACGCCCATCAACGACACGCTGGTGCGCGACCTGGCGACGGGGAATTTCCTGACGCATCAGCGCAACGTGGTGCTGGTGGGCGGCACCGGGACGGGCAAGACGCATCTGGCGATTGCCATTGCGCGGGCCTGCATCCGTGATGGCGCGCGCGGGCGGTTCTACACCGTGGTTGATCTCGTGAACCGTCTCGAGGCGGAGGCACGGGCGGGACGCCAGGGTCGGCTCGCTGATCAGCTGTGCCGCGTCGATCTCGTGGTGCTCGATGAGCTCGGCTATCTGCCGTTCGCGCAGTCTGGTGGGCAGTTGCTGTTCCACCTGGTCAGTCGGCTGTACGAGCAGACCTCGATCCTGGTGACGACGAACCTGGCGTTTGGCGAATGGCCGAGCGTGTTCGGCGACGCCAAGATGACGACCGCGCTGCTGGATCGCCTGACGCATCACTGCGACATCGTTGAGACCGGCAACGACAGCTGGCGGTTCAAGAACCGCGCCTGATCCGACTCAGAACGCACCCATGCGCCCGGGTTGGCTGCCGCTGCGCCTACGGCTCCGCAGCAGCCAACCCGGGCGCGCTTTCGCGTATCGAACGGGGGTCCCTTTTGCACGCCGATTGAGGGTCCCGTTTGCGTGCCGATTGACAGGCATAGCCGCGCAGGACATTCCATGCATCGCGTAGGCGTCGGATCACCCGGTTCTCTCCCGCGAGAAGCTGGCGAGCGTCACGGAGGGGCGGCGCGTTGCGCTCATCTCCGCCCCACGCAGCACCGCCAGCGCGCGCCCGAGTTCGTCCAGGCTGCGGTATTCCACGGTGCGCCCATCGAAGGTCACGCGCGTGGTGCCGCCGGTGTAGGCCGCGGCCAGCACCGCAGCCCGGCTGCCGGCCGGCTGCGCCAGGGCCCAGGCGAGAACAGCGGGGTCCATCAGGCTGCCCGCAGCGTCGGCAGCGGCGCCGTCGCATTCACCAGGTAGGACAGCCCGCTGGGCGGGTTCGGCATGATCGGCACGCCGGCCTGATGGGTCAGCGCCGCGAAGAAGCCATTCTCGCTGCCGGTGGTGCCCCCGCCGGCGCCGCCGTCGGCCACGGCCGAGCCGAGCAGCAGCGTGTTCCCGCCGCTGAAGGCCTGCGTGCTAGTACCGCGCACCGAGGGCGAGCCGGAAAAACACAGCAGCAGCCACCAGACCCCAGCCGAGATCCAACGCGGCTGCGCGAAGGGACAGAGCGCGTTGCCGGCAGCAGTCGTGTCGGCGTCTGCCACCGGCTCTTCGATGAGGCGCCCCGGATGCCCCGTTCCATCGTCGGCAGCCAAGGCCATGCGTAGGAGGCCGGCGGCGCCCGTCGTCACACTGACCGCCATGGCCGAGAACAGCCCGGGCCGGGCGAGAACGTAGGGCACGGCGTACAGCCGGTTCGCGGTCATCGCGACGGCGCCGCCCACGGCGCGCGCATGCTGCGAGGCGTAGAACCGGCCCGAGACATACGGCAGCATCGCCGGCGCCGGCGGCAGGTAGTGCTGGAACAGCGCGGTCATGCGAGGGGCCGGATGCCGAGGGTGAGAAGGCGCTCCGCCGCCTGGTTCACCGGCGCGGCGGCAAGGCCGGAGCGCAGGCGCAGCCAGCGCCAGCCGAGCAGCAGGGTCGGCGGCAGGGTGAGCGCCCGGCCCGCAGCGACGGTCAGAACCACCTCATTGCCGAGATGGTCGTGGAGGTCGGCCCAGGCCACAGGCTCGCCCTCGTCGAGCGAGCCCTGCAGGGTGAGCGGGGCATCGCTCCAGGCAGCGGGCAGCAGCAGCAGGCAGACGCCATAGCCGACGCTGGCGACGGGTCCGCTCAGCGCCTGGCTGGCGGCGATGCTGGTGCGCACGGGCACGATCGCGGTCATCAGAATCTCCAGTATCAGCGCAGCCAGCCCGGGCGCGGGGCGAGCCAACCACGCGGGCGATGGGCGTTGGGTGGTGTTGCGGGCGTCGCCAGTTCGGCCTGCGGTGACGCCGGTGGGTGGGCGACATTCCCGGCGGCGGGAAGCTCGCTCAGCCGCAGCGGGGCATCGGCGATCTGGTCCCGCAGCTGCTGCCAGAAGCGCTCGCCGTAGCGGTCGGCGCCGAGCAGCCACAGGGCGGCGCGGGCGAGCACGGCGCAGTCCAGCGCCTCGTTCCTCTCGCGCAGCTTTGCCCATTCCTGTCGGGCAAAGCCGCGGCGATCCTTCGTGGTGCGCAGCTGCTCGGCGACCAGCTGCTTGACCCATTCCACCTCGATGGCACGCGGCAGATGCACCCAACCAGGTGGAAGCTCCTCCGCGTCGCCGCGGCCGAGCCAGAGCCGGCGATAAAGATCGGCCTTCCATGTGGAGACCGACACCGTCCAGAGTTTCAGGCCGCGTCGGAGCTTCTGGCCGTTGACCAGCGCGTCCACCGGTGTCGGGCCCTGGACGGGCTGCGCTCGGTTCCAGCCGTCGATGCCCTTGGTGGGCGCGATGCGCAGATCCCGCAGGCGGCGAAGGTGGCCATAGACGGCAGCCGTGTCGCGACCGCCGGTATCGACGCAGAGCCGCGCGATGCGCATGGCGCTGCCACCTTGGCGTGGCCAATCCCGCGCCAGCACCCGGGCGAGTTCATCCCAGGGCTCCCGGTCCCGCGGGCTGCCGGGGATCACCACGTGGTCGACAAGCCAGGAGGAGAAGCCCTCCGCCCAGCCCCAGACGTCGCATTCCAGGCGATCGTCCTGGACGTCGACGCCCGCGGTCAGCACCAGCGCGCTGGGCGGCACCACTCCCATGGCGAAATCCTCGCGGCGCTCGACCAGCCGCTCCCAATCCGGGGCCTCGCCCTGCTCCTGCCAGGTCTCGCCGAGCACGGTGTTCTTGAAGGTCTTGATGTCCTCGGGTTTGCCCTGGGCGGCCTCCCAATCGCGGGCGATCTGCGCCCAGGAGAGCCAGCCGACCGGCGAGTACAGCGCCGAGATGTGGAAGCCGATCGTGTGCGGATCCTGGCCCTCCGCCGTCGCGCGCCATTCCCCGCCGCCGAGCAGCGCCGTCTTGTCGTGCTCCTGCATCGGGTGGTCGCAGGCGGTGCAGTGATACCGCGCTGTCTCGGGCGCCCCCTTGTCCCAGAGCAGCCGCTCGAAGCGCAGCCACTGCATCTCCCCGCAGGCGGGGCACGGCACGAAGAACCGACGCTGGTCGGAGGCTAGGTACTCCCGCTCGATCCGGCTGCGGCCGGCGATGGTCGGCGTGCTGACCAGGAACGCCTTGCGACGCCAGCCGAAGGTGCGGGCCCGGGCCTCGGCCAGCGCAATGGGATCGCCCTCGCCGGCGACATCGCCGGGATAGGCGTCCACCTCGTCTAGAAACAGGAACCGCGCCGTCATCGAGCGCAGCCCGACCGCGCTGTTCGCACCCGTCAGCACCAGGATGCCGCCGGGGAATTCCTTCGACAGCATCGTGTTGCCGCTGTCGCGCGCCCGGGCGGGTGCCACACGCTCACGCAGCGCGGGCGTCTCCTCCAGCAGCGGGTCGATGCGCTGGCGCGAGAAGCGCTTCGCGAGTTCCACGGTCGGCTGCACCGCCAGCGCCGGTGCCGGCACATGGTGCATGATGTAGCCTAGCCAGTTGTTGCCGCTCTCCGTGGCGCCGACCTGCGCGCCCTTCATGAAGACAACGCGCCGGGCGGGATGCACCGCCGACAGCGCGTCCATCACGTCCTTCAGGTAGGGCGTGCGGCTGGTGCGCCAGGGGCCGGGCTCCGCGGAAGCGCGGCTGCCGAGCATGCGATGGCGCTCGGCCCATTCCGACACGGTGAGCTGTGGCGGTGGACGGAGCATGGCGCCGACACGCCGGCGCACATGCTCACGGCTGCGGAGACCGATCCCCTCCGAGGTCTGCTGGATCGAAGCGATCGGCCGCCTCCGTCAGCAGGTCGTTGATGTGGCCCTGCAGGATGGTCTGAAGCAGATGCGGATCGACGCTGATCTCGGCGGCAATCAGGCCCGAGACGCGGGCCGGCCAGTTCAGAAGCGCGTCGCGCATCGTGCTGCCGATTTCGTCCAGCGCGGCGTTGGCCTCGGTGACGTCGAGCAGGCGACGCTTGGTCTCGTCGAGCGAGAGGCGCTGCGCCTCCACCTTCAGCGCGAGCTGCGCGACTTTCAGCCGGGCGAAGGGCGTGCCCTCCGCGCCGGCACCGCTGGCCAGGGGCGAGCGGGCGGGATGAGCGGTCTCGGTCAGGCGGCGGCGGGTCTTGTCGATGTCCCACTGGCCGTCCGGCTCGCGGGCAATCCGGCCCGCCCGTTCGGCCTTGTGGATGGCGGTGTCGCTGACGCCGAGGCGACGGGCGGCCTCACGCGTGGAGGCGGTCAGCTCGGGCATGGCGGCGACCTCCCGCCGCGCGTGATGGCGATGCCGGCCTTGTCAGAGGGGACGAAGGGCGCGCTGGCGGGCGGCTTCAAAGGCGTTGATGGCGGCGGGCCAATCCAGCGTGGCGCCATCGCCGAGCGTCTGCATCGGCGCGATGGCCACGCGGCGGCGCGACCAGTAGTTGCCGTCGAGTGTGGCGAGCCATCCCGCCAGCCCCTGCGCGGCGAGCGCCGCGGCGGCTGCTTCGACCTCTGCCTCGCTCGGCGGCGCCTCGCGGCCCATCGTTACGTGCCGGCCGTCCTGCGCCAGGATGATCCAGCGTCGATCCGCGGCATTCGGTTCCCGGCTCATCGTCGTCTCCGTCGCGGCAGGACGGGATGCCCTGCGGGTGACGGACGATTCGCGCTGTGTCGGAGCGTAGCCAACTCGAATGATCGATGTGCTCTGTGTGTTTTCGATGGGCGCCGCGATGCGCGATATGCATTATCTGCCGCGCATCAAGGGAGCAGCGCCATGCCACGAAAGGACGAGCCGAAAGATCCGGAAAAGATGGTAATGGCGACCGCCTACGCGATGGCGATGGCGAACGGCGGTGTCGGTACGCCACGCGTCGTGAAGCTCTACATCGATGATGCACGGAAAGTTCTGATCGACGTGCTGAAGGTGGCGAAGCGACAGAAATGGGAGGTGGCAGATCTCCTTATCGCGCTCGATCCTCCGAAACCAAAACTCAAGCCCTGGGAACGACATCAGGGCCCGCTGCCTTCGAGCAGCGAGCCCTGACCAATCCCGCTCGGCGTCACTCCGCCAGGGCGTAGATGGTGAAGGAGCCCTTGGCCCCCGTCTTGTTGGGGCCGACGATCCGCTCCCGCGACTTCACCTCGACCGCGTGGCCCTTCTTCTTCAGGCCGGCGAAGAAGCCGCGAACCGTGTGCTGCGCCCAGCCCGTCGCCTCCGCGATTTGCGCGACCGTCGCCCCCTCGGGCCGGCGCAGCATGGTGAGCACCTGCTCCTGCTTGGTGCCCTCGCGCGGCTTGCGCGGCGCGCCGGGCTCGCGGGCGATGCGGGCGGGCTTGCCGGCGAGCAGGGTGCGCAGTGCCTCCATCGGCGCGTCCAGGGCGCCGATCATGTCACCCGCGCGATTGGCCTCGTCATCCCAGGCGGCCAGCACCGCCGCGGCGGCATCGCGCAGGCTGGCGCGGGGCGTGGAGGCGCGCGCGGCGAGGGCCTGGTCGAGCAGGGCGATTTCCTCCGCCAGGGGCGCGGCCTGGGCGGCTTCGGGCGGCGCGGCATCCTCACCCTCCGGCGCCGACCCCTCCGCGCCCGTGGGCGCCGTGTCGGGCACGCTGCCCTCGATGCCCGAGCAGTCGGGCTCGCCGGCCACCGCGTCCCCTTTGTTCGGGTCGATGCCGATGGCGCGCAGTCCCTCGTCGGTGATGCGCGCCACAATCCAGGTGCCGTCGTCGTCCTGCCGCCAGCCGAGCCCGACATGCTCGCGCGGCGCGTTGATCTCGGTGAGCAGGTTGTTCTTGATCAGGCTGCGGAACACCGCGTTGCGGGCCGCGGCCGGCAGGCTCTTCGGCACGCGGGCGAGGCCCATCTCGTGCTGCGCGGCGGCGCTGAGGATCACACGCTGCGTGTCGGAAAGCTTGGTCATCCTGGTGGTCTCCGGTTCCGGGTGCCGGTCATCGGCCCCTACTGCCGGGAGCCCCGCCGGCGCTGCCGGTCGGGGCGGTGCGGAAGTGGTCCGCGTCAGGCTGCGTATTCGCCGCGGCGGAAATGCTGGTCCGCGATGTCCTTCAGCTTCGCCGTGGCGTCGGAAAGCCAGGCCGCCTCGCCCCAAAGCACCGTCTCGGGGTCGGCGCCAAAATGGTCCTCGCTGGCCTGAGTGAGTTCCGCGAGGAGGGCATCGAACTCGGCCTTCTTCGCGAGGAAGGCGGCCAGGCTGCGTTCCTGGTTGCGGGCGGCGCGGGCTTCGCGGTCGGTCATGGTCGGCTCCGTCGTGCTGCAGGGCATCCCCTGCGTGTGACGGACCATTCGCGCTGTGCCGCGCACGAGCCAAGCAAGATGCAGCGGCGCGGAATTGCTATGTTTCGCCGGCATCGATCACATCATGATCCTGCCGGCCGCCGGCCGAGAGCGCCTCCCGGCGCACATCATTCTTGCCAAATTTTGCCAAACCCGGGTATCGTGTGGCCCATGGGCACCATGAACGTCTCACTGCCGGATGGGCTGAAATCCTTCGTGGATGAGCAGGTCGCCGCGCGTGGGTACAGCACCAGCAGCGAGTATGTCCGCGAGCTGATCCGAAAGGACCAGGAGCGCGAGCGCCTACGCGGCCTGCTGCTGGACGGCGCGGCATCCGCTCCGGCAGCGCCGGCGGATGACGCCTACTTCAACACGCTCCGCCGCCGCGTCCGTCAACCGCAGGCGTGACCGCCAAGCCGGTCATTCCGCGAGAGGCGGCACAGCGCGACATCGACCAGGCCATCGCCCACTACGTGGCGGAAGCCGGCGAGCCGGTCGCGCTGGCCTTCATTGACGCGCTGGAGCGGGCGGTCCGGCGGATCGCGCAGCATCCGGCCGTGGGCTCGCCACGCTATGCCTTCGAGTTGCGACTGGAAGGGCTCCGCGCCTGGCCGCTCCGGCGCTACCCGTATCTGGTGTTCTACGTCGAGCGGGAGGACCACCTCGACCTCTGGCGGGTGCTGCATGCGCAGCGCGACATCCCGGCCTGGATGCAGGAACCTGAGGCTTAGTTGCCGCCGCGTTGAACTTGGGTGTTACCCATAGCCGAGCTGGTCTCCCTGGCTCGCAGCGCGGCGACGTCGGCAAAGACACGGTCATCACCCTCCAGCACCGCGACTTCACCCGTCGCCTCCTGCCAGCGCCGCACGATGACATCGGCATAGGCGGGATCGATCTCCAGCAGCACCGCGCGCCGCCCCGTGCGCTCCGCCGCGATCATGGTTGTGCCGGAGCCACCGAAGCAGTCCAACACCGTGTCGCGCGGCTTGCTGCTGTTGCGGATGGCGCGCTCGACCAGTGCCACCGGCTTCATGGTCGGATGCAGGTCGTTGCGCGCCGGCTTGTCGAAGTGCCAGACGTTCCCCTGATCGCGGGCGCCGCACCAGTAATGCTGCGCGCCAGCCTTCCAGCCGTAGAGCATGGCCTCGAACTGCTGGTGGTAGTCGGCGCGGCCGAGCGCGAAAGTGTTCTTCGCCCAGATGATGGTGCTGGACCATTTGCCGCCCGCTTCCTGCCAGACCCGATGCAGCGTTGGCCATTCGGAGGAGGACATGCAGACGTAGCTGGCGCCCTTTGTCACCGAGAGCAGGTTGGCCAGCGCGGGGCGGAGGAATTCGGGAAAGCCACCGCCGAGCGCATCATTCGCGATGGTCATCTTCGCAGCGGTGCCGCCCTCGTAGGCGACGTTGTAGGGCGGATCGACGAAGCCCATGTCGGCCAGGTGGCCGGTGCCGAGGGCGCGCTGGACGTCGACCAGCTTCGTCGCATCGCCGCAGAGCAGCCGGTGTTCGCCGCAGCGCCAGAGGTCGCCGGCGCGGGTGACCGGAACCACGGGCGGTGGCGGGGCGTCATCGGCGTCATCGCCGAGGCCGGCATCGGCAGCTGCCAGCAGCCGGTCGAGCTCCATGCCGGAGAAGCCCAGCACGTCGAGGTCGACCACCGCCTCGTCGCGGATGCGCGCGATCTCAGCGGCCAGCAGCGCCTCATCCCAGCTGGAATTCAGCGCGATCTGGTTGTCGGCCAGGCGCAGCGCACGCGCCTGCGCCGGCGAGAGATGGCCGAGCCGCAGCACCGGCACGGAGGCGAGCCCGAGCTGCTTCGCCGCCATGACGCGGCCGTGGCCGGCGATCAGCACGCCCTCGGCGTCGACCAGCACCGGGTTCACGAAACCGAACTCGGCGATCGAGGCGGCGATTTGCGCCACCTGGGAAGGCGAATGCGTGCGCGCGTTCTCGGCGTAGGGCACGAGGGAGGAGAGCGGCAGGTCGGAGACGACGAGGTCAGGCTGCATCGGCGGTGACCTCCATCCGCGCCGCGGCAACGGCGTCGTAATCGCGGCCATCGTCCGCCAGCGTCACCGGCAGGTCGGGATGAAGCATGCGCCACCGCGCCACGGCCAGGTCGACATAGGTCGGCGCCAGCTCGATCGCCCGCACGCGGCGGCCGGCGCGCTGGCCCGCCAGGATCGTGGTCCCGCTGCCGCCGAAGGGCTCGAACACGACCTCGCCCTCGTCCGTGTAGGCCCGCATCAGGAACTCGGGCAGCACGACCGGGAACACCGCGGGATGCTCCGTCTCGATGCCGCGCCCCTTGTGGCGCGTGAGGCGCAGCACGTTGTCCGGGATCCGGAAATCCTGCACCGGCAGGCCGGCATGCTGGTACTCCGAGATGGTGCCGTCGGCGGCGCGCAGCCCGCTGCCCTTGTTCGGCGTGCCGGCCCATTTGCAGGGGACAATCTTGTTCGCCTGCCGGGCCTGGCGGTTGAAGTGGAAGACGAACTCGAAGGCTGGTGCGAGGCGACCATTCCAGTCTCCCGGCAGGCCAGGCCCCTGGTCCCAGGTGTAGAGCCCGAAGCGCCGCCAGCCGCGGGTGCGCATCCAGTCGAGCCAGGTGGCCCAATAGGGCTGCCATTCATTGTCGCGATGGATCAGCCCGAGGTTCACAAGCACCTGGCCATCGGGTCGCATGGCCGCGTCGAGATGCTGGAACACGCCCTGCATCAGCGCATCCCAATCCGTGACGCCGCCAGTGGTGTAGTCGCGCTGGTTGCCGTAGGGCGGCGATGTGAACAGCAGCGCGGCGCGGTCCTCGCCCATCACGCGCGCGACGCTGGCGGCGTCGGTGCTGTCGCCGCAGAGCAGCCGGTGCTCGCCGAGCAGCCAGAGGTCGCCGGGACGGGTGACGGCTTGGCGCGGCAACTCCGGATCGGCATCGGCGGGATCCTCCGCCGGCGCATCCTCGGTGCCTGCCGCGCCCGCCGCACCGCCCCCCTCGGCGGGATCCTTGGACAGAGCCTCGGGCGCGTCGCCGTCGGACACGGCATCTCCAGCCGCCGCGAGGATGTCCGCGAGCTCATCCGCTGAGAAGCCGAGCGCGCCGAGGTCGATGTCCTGCGCCGCCTGCAGCGCGGCCAGCGCATCGCGCAGCAGCGCCTGGTCCCAGGTCGCGTTCTCTGCGATGCGATTGTCGGCGAGCCGCAGCGCCTCCTTCTGCGCCGCGGACAAGTGCCGCAGCACGATCACCGGCACCTTGGTCATGCCGAGCGCGGACGCCGCCTCGAGCCGCCCGTGCCCGGCAATCAGC